GGGAGGGGAACCTTGAAGGTCCACACTGGAGTGAAGCGTCCGGGCACCTGTGGCCTCCGTACCTAACCTTCTGTCAGTCTGGGGGAGCACTACAGGCTAGGATGCCTCTCAGACGCGCTAGGATCGACGCTGACGGCCTAGCAGGGTCCCTCAGGCACTATGAGACCCCCACGCTCTGACAGGCCCTCAGAATGGCACACAGAGCTTCTGAGGGGTACTGGTCAAAGTGAACAATCCAGACTGTTCAGTTGTTGACCCTCAGCCTGGTTGGGTCTAGTGTTGGGGACACGAACACCACAGAAAGGTTTACAGAAATGACAAAGTCGGTTCTTGGAATTGAGTCAAAACTAGATGAGCTGGTCCACGATACTGCGCCGGGTGACATCGCTGTTGTCGCAGTAGACTACATGAACACCCGGGTGTTCGCAGCTGATCGTGACTTTAAGGAGCGAGTGCTAAATAATGTTGTTGAGGCGTTCACCCGGTTTGGTAAGGGCCACAAAGACCGCTTCGAGAAATCTCTACTGTTGCACTACCCTGAGCTGTTTGTCCACACTTGGGCGTACAATGATAGTGACTTGAAGATCATTGTACTCAGTCATGAGAGGGAGGTCTGGCAAGACTTGTCGGAGTACGCCAGGCTGATTAATCTGTTTGCCAAGTATCTAGGTGTGTAGGTATAAAAATGAAGTACGCCGCTGCTGACTCAGTAATTAGTACACTTGCTAGAGAATCTCTGCCCGACAAGTCAGCTATTGTGATAGTTAGGAAGTCTTTGGGTGTCATTGTCATCTCTTACGATAGGGATATTCGAGATAAGGCGTCTAGGGATGTTGTCGAAGCACTCCAGTACGATAAAGAGATAGATACGTCATCAATGCAGTATCTCTGCTTTAAATGCCCGGATATGGTTGAGTCATGGTGTACCTATCTCAAATCAGACTATACCGTGTCTTTGGTCACATACACACATTCACCAGTGGTTAAAAAGACACTATCAGCAATGTCTTATACTATCCGGAAAATCCTAGAGGAAGCTTACGACAATGATGACTTGACTAATTGGTGGAAAGACGGCGTATAGTATAGTAAGTCAAGATATAGTGGTTGGAGAATTTTAATGAATATGTGGGATAAGTATATCCAGGCTAAGCTCCTTCAAATTAGATCATTGAGTAATCAACCATATAAAGTGGGATGTAGTATCTACGACTCTGATAATGTGTTAACAACACATGGGTATAACGCAACTATGAGTGAATGCTACACTTGGCTAGAAAAATATGCCATTATGAAGCTGGAAAGGGAATTTACGTATGAGTTCCCTGTAAACTTCGAAGAGGTAATTCATGCTGAGGCCATGGCTATAGCCAAGCTGAGTGATAGAGTCTCCGGGTGCACGATGTACTGTACGCTGGAGCCTTGTGTTCCTTGCGCAGAGTATGTGATCAATTCACGTCAGATAGTTGAGTTCAGGTATCTCTGGGACTATGCTGATGAACGTAAACATAAAGCCCACCTGTTTGAATCAGGTGTACCCCTGCTAGAGAAGGCCGGGATCAAAGTGGGAAGGATAGAAACATGATGACACTCCCAAGGTATGGTGAGTCCCGTAAAAGCTTTATGGGTAGAGCTGAAGTATCTTATGGTGAACTGCGTAAAGAAGAAACCTTGTGGGAAACTTACGGGCTAACTAAGGGTCACACCCCCAACGCTGGTTATTCATTGACTATGAAGGGATTCCTAGTCAGGGAGTTTCTAGAGCTACCATTCGAGCCAACAATGAGTCATGCCATAGTGTTCGTAAATCGGTGGCTGTCCTACATGGAGGTTTGGGGAGAGCCTCTGTCAGATGACGCCCTTAGGTCAAGAATTCTAACTGTACATAAGGGAGCTATGAAGGACTACCCGGGTAAGGTCAGTCGTATTAATCCTGGTCGGCTTAGGCAGATTCTCATGCTTATTAAGCACTTTCCCCAGTTTACTTGGAGTGTGTCATGATTCTCGGTTATCACGCCGTCGAAGAGCTCATTAAGTCTGGAGACATTAAGCTTAGTGGGCCGTTCAAAATGCAGCCATGCTCTGTGGATGTCTACTATGACATCAAGAGTGAGATCATCCTAACTGGGAACAGTGGGGTTACTCTGACCTTTCAGGGTGAAATTGAGCTTAGCACCAAGGTGTGTGGCCTGGTTATCCCTAGGTCAAGTTCACTTAGGGCAGGTATGCTAACGCCAGGATGCGCTCTGATTGACCCCGGCTATAAGGGTAAGCTAACAACCAGGGTGTACAACACCAGCTCGGTGCCGGTGTTCCTCACCAAAGACAGCCCCGGCAGCCAGATCATTTTTCAACGAGTCGAAAATAGCCATGAGCTCGGATACGGGCACGAGAAGTGGGGATCGAAGTATGTACAAGACTGACCTAGACCGCCTCATCACGAGGATACAGTTACAGCCACTGTGGCCAGACGAGGACTCTAGAGGTAACCCGGTACTGAATACTAAGCCAATTGTATTCACAAGCTCTAAGCCCCCGTTCTCGCTGTTTCGCAGGATCAGCACTAACATTGCCCAGTCTGAGTTGCACTGGATGCTCACTGGCTCAGGATGTGGGAATGGACGTGAGGCTCATGTCACAGATGAAGTTGAGAAGATCTGGTCCCCTTGGGACGGTGACATGGGACCCATGTACGGTGTCCAGTGGCGTAAATGGCTAGGGCATAAGAATCTCATCGACCAGGTCCAGAATACTATTGACTTGCTTCGACGGGATCCAAAGACTCGTCGGGCAGTTATCAGTAACTGGTCTGTCCATGAAGTAGATAAGATGAAGCTCCCTCCCTGCCCTATCACGTATACATTTAATACGTATGGTGGACGGCTGAATCTGAGTGTGTCAGCAAGGTCCACAGACATCATCTGCGGTCTTCCCTACGATCTTATGCACGGCTACATGTTCATGTGGCTTATGTCTAAGTCTGTAGATATACCTCGTGGTGACCTGACATTCTTCTCGGCTAGCCCTCATATATATGAGGCACACTCTGACCTATTCCGTCGGTGGGCAAACTTCCATCCAATCAACCCATCTGTTGAACCTAAACTCTTCTTGAAGAGTGACATATCCATTGAAAATTTCACTGGTAAGGAGTTCTTCGACCACGGGAACACCGCACCAGTAAGGCACGCTCAGGTTGTGGTCTGAGTGTGGAAACCCAAGACGGAACCTCGATGGTATCAAGTAAAAGCCACAAAGTGGCTTGCATCTAGAGATGGTGGCTTGCTGTTCTTTGACACCCGTACAGGTAAGACAAAAATAACCATCGACTATCTGTCCTGGCTTAACTGTACTCGTGAAGTAAAACACATTCTGGTCGTGTGTCCCCCGATCGCAGTGAAGGTCTGGGAGAATGAGCTAGACACACACTGGTGGGGAGATCATGACTGGCGTGACGTTGTAGACATCTTGCCCTACAGTAAGATAGCACGTGATATGCCCAAGAACTACTACAAAGAGCCTTATGACAAATCAGCTCTGGTTGCTGATGAATGCCATATGCTCAAAACTCCGTCCAGTAATACCTCCAGGCGAGTACTACGTATGGCTAAGAAGTTCAGGTATAAGGTGGGGTTGACTGCAACCCCGGTTACACAGCAGCGTAAGATAGCTGAGATATACCCACAGCTGGTCTTAGTTAATCCGAGTATAAGGTCTAAATTCCCAACAGCCCAGTCTTTCAGAGAACACTTCGCCATATGGAATGGGTTTAAATTCATTGGGACAATCAATGAGTCTGAATACTCTGACTTAATTAATGAGAACGCGATTAGTATGACTAGAGAAGAGGCTATGGGTGTACAAGGTGTAACACACATAGATATACCTGTCTCCATGTCTGACAAGGTCAGAGGACTCTACGAAGCCTTGATATCGGATGATCTAGAGACAATAGAGGGCTTCGGTTGGGAACCCCCGAAAGATGCTTTAAGTCTTTATGCAGCAGCTGTGCGAGTTGCTGAGGGTGTGCATAAAGAGGGTCAGGTATTCGATGAATATCTAATCACAGCTCTTCGCGGGGTACTGAAAGACTGTAGTCACTCAATTGTTTGTTCTAGACACAGAGCGTCCATAGATGTTCTAGTTAACGAGCTAGGGAGAGACTTCCGTGTGTGGAAGATCGATGGCAGGACTAAGAACAAACACGAGATAGCTAGGTTGTGGTCTGAGGCTGGCGCAGGTGTGCTTGTGGTGCATCCGAGGACAGTTGAAACGGCAATCGACCTCAGGGTAGGGGAACAAGTAGTGTGGTTCTCCCCACCTATCAGTTGGTCAGGATATCGTCAGGCTTCAGACAGGATTGCTCTCCATCAAGGAGAGCACCACCCTAGAGTGATCAATCTTGTTGTTCAAGATTCTATCTTTGAAGGTGTCTATGAGACACTTAGGTCAGGTAAAGACCTTCACCAAGCTATTCTAGATGAAAGTAGGTCAATATATCATGGTAGTGTTTGAAGGCCCCGACGGAGTTGGTAAGACCACACTCGCCAAGCGTCTAGGTGGACAGCAAGATCGCTCTTGGCTGTCATGCATGATCTATAGGTTCGGTATACCTAGACATAACTGGTCAACTATGGTCTTGCAGTGGCCCAAAGCAACTGCTAGGGATGACCTAGTCGTTATCACCTATGACAACAATACATCTCTACAAGATCTAGAGAAGTATGCATATGATCATGATTATAGTCCAATGGACCTCTACAGAGTTAATAAACTCTATGAGATGTATGTTGAATCAGAGATGTATGATGAGACTATGTCCTTCCTATGGAGGTCAGTAACTCACTTCAAAGTAGACATGGCTAATCGGAAATACACTCTGATTGATTCGGTTCCTTGCTACATGTGCACTGAAGAAGAGATTCGAGATATCCAAAAACAGGTATGGACCATAGAGTCATGCATGACACAAGGCTAATCGATATCGAGACCACGGGCCTGAATCCATTCGCTGAGGATGCAGCAATCCTCCAGCTCGGGTATGTGGACTCTAAGGGGGTCCATGTCTGCCACTTGGCGGACGTGGACCCTTACGGGTGGAAAGACACTCTGCATAGGGTGACATCGGGATGGAGTCACGTCGGTGGTCATAATGTAAAATTCGACCTGGTATGGTTAAAGCATTTCGGAGTCGAGCTAGAGGCCGTTTATGACACCATGATTGAAGCCCACCTAGTGAATAGTGAAAGGTATGTTTCACTGAAGTCACTAATGGCTGACGAAATGGGCGGAGATTGGACATATCAAGGCTCATGGGACGGGTCCGACCCGGAGGGTATGGCGAGATATCTTGTCAAAGATTTAATTGCGACTAAAAAGCTACATGAGCTGAATCTAAAACAGCTTACTAAAGCCCAGAAGAATCTTCATGATAAAGTCATAATTCCTGTACTTAATACCCTAGTAGGTAGTGAGCATGCTGGTATTCTTGTATCTCGGGATAAGCTCGAATATGCCCGTGAGAAAACCCAAGAAGATATTAATAAATGCCTAGATAAACTGCTAGAGTATGTGCCTGAGGACATTCCCCGAGATATGGATATTAAATGGGGTACTACGGGATTCCAGCGATGGCTGCTATTCGATCACCTAGGAATAGAGCCCACAGAGATTGGTAAACCTACCAAGTCCTGGCCTGAGGGTGCTCCGAGCATGAGCAGCAAGGCACTGTCTAAGATGGATCACCCCATTGTGGCCCATATTAGAGAGCTATCCAGGCTTAATAAGGTGAACTCGGGGTTTCTTGAGCCCTACACTGAACAGCTCAGCCCGGAGTCTCGGCTGTACACATCATTCAGGATGGCTGGTACTCGAACTGGGAGGTTGTCTAGCGGGTCTCTGGTGCCGAAGAAGGGTAAGAAACAGGGTTTTGGTATAAACCTGCAACAGGTTCCGAAAAACCCTCTTATCCGGGGTCTCATGGTAGCACCTGAGGGTTATAAGGTACTGGAGGCAGACTTCAGTCAGCTGGAGCTCCGTGTAGCAGCTGCCCTTAGTGGTGATGAGGCGATGCTGGAGGTCTACAGACAGAACGGTGATATCCACCATGAGACAGCAACAGCACTCGGCCATGGTGTACCTGTTGCCCGGGTGAAAGCCAAGGCAGTTAACTTTGGGTTTTTGTATGGTATGTCGGCACGTACTTTCGTTGAGTTTGCCAAAGTTAGCTATGGTGAGGATGTTCCTATGGACGAAGCTGAGGCCTTCAGAGAAGCCTATTTCAGTCGATTCCCCGGGCTACGTCCGTGGCACGCCAGAGCTAAACGCTGGGCCCATAAGCATGGGTATGCACAGACACTCTTCGGGCGCAGGAGGTACCTGCCCGACCTAGAGAGCCCTGATCCTGGCGATGTAGCGCTAGCTGAGCGGCAGGCTGTCAACACCCCAGTACAGGGCACGGGTAGTGACTGCCTGATGCTGGCCATCGCACGGTTGTCCAAAATGAACATTCCAGATTGCTCGATATTTGGTCTCGTGCATGACTCTGTACTAATGTATGTACCACAAGACAACGCAACAGAAATTGGAGAAACAGTTAAATCGGTTATGGAGACACCTATCAAGGGGTTGAATGTCCCTCTTGTAGCGGATGTCAATATTTCGGATTGCTGGGGAGGAAACTAAAATGCTTGGAGACGTCCTTGAGGCTATCGAACAGCTTGAAGGTAAGGCAATCCCGATTGAGCTCGGAAAACACTACGTGTGGGATGAGGCCGCGCTTAATCTCAGGTACAACCCTGACGATGCTATGCCTTACCGTATCACATGTGCTACAGGTAATTTTTCTTTCGGGGAAAGCCATCTGGCATCAGACTTCATCGAAGAATATGTAAATTCTGATGAATTCGAATGGATCTCAGAAGTTTACAAAAGCATCCGAGTGACCTACGGAAACTGTCGTTGGATTGGGACTTGCTGGACTGCTAAATTCAAGCAGGACATCGTTGAGTTCTGGGTAGGCATCACTCCAGGAAAGGCCAATAAATCAACACTGCTGGCCCGAGTGGCCAAACCCTCGTCGGGAATACCCACTAGTGCCAGTGTGGTTCCAGCTAAGGACTTTACTGATCCCGTAGGAGACTTTCAGACGGTCGCGGTTAAGCTGGGTATGACAAGATGATAGTCACCACCAGTCTAGTTAAGACATTTCGTATGTGTCCTCTGGAGGCTTACTATAGTCTCCAGGGGCTTAGGAAGCCTGAGCGTCCTGGAGATGCTACAAACAGGGGTACATATCTACACTCGTGGTTGGAGACTGATTCTAAGCCAGAGCTCCCAGAGGATCTTATGGAGGAGGAACTCTCCATATATGCCTACCTGGATGATATCTATAAGGCATATAAGTCTAGATGGAAGTCTGAGTCATGGGAAGTATTGGAGTGTGAGCTCAAGCTAGAGCGACCTCTACCGGGACGCAAAGGGCATACCTACCAAGGTAAGGTGGATAAAGTTGTCAAGATCCATGACAAGATATGGATTGTGGACCACAAGACACACAAGAAGGTTCCACCCTTTGAATACCGGCAACTAGATATACAATCTCACGCCTACATGTGGCTAATCCGACCTTGGCTTGAGGAGAACTATCCCGGGATGCCTATTGGAGGAATGATCTGGGACTACATCCACATGGATGCCAGTCTTGAGTACCCCAAAGTAACACCTACAGGTAAGCTCAAGCTCACTGGAGGGAAGCCTACATCCAAAGACGCAACAATCACGGCATGCTGGATGACTAAAGAGGACGGGGAATTCTCTAAGCTGTCCGAAGAGGATCAGCGAAGGGTCCAGATACATCTTAATGAATTGGCATCCAAGCCTAGCCCGGGATTCAGTAGGGTGATGGTACCCTATGAGGCCGAATCCCACCGTAGACACATGAGGCAGATCATTAGATGGGCACGCCAGATCGTTGATACTGACTGGAGTATCCCACCAGAGGATCGTAATCCGGTTCTTTGCGGTAATTCCTTCCTCTGCAAATATGGCAAACTTGCGGGGTGCCTTATGGATACTGGTGATGACAGTATACCTAAGCAAGCTTTTGAAGTTATAGATCCCTTAGAGAGGTACAAATGATTTATCTAGTTTATGGAAGACCGAAGAGCGGCAAGACAACCTTTGGGGCTTCCTTCGAGAATGTCACACTGATTGATCTTGAGCGTGGTGGGCACCATACTGATGCTAAGAGAGTTACTCCCAAGGATTGGACTGAGCTCGCTAAGGTGATTGGGGACCACACAGCCAACCCTAAAGGTCCGATTGTGGTGGATAGCCTCACTGTGGCCCATAAGATGGCCCTTGATTATGTGCAAGGCAAGACTAAGCCAGATCTGCTGAGCATCAAAAAGCCTGTCAGTCTCCCACAGTATGGTCAGGCCAATGATCTAGTGTCTCAGCTGGTCCTCACTCTCCGAGGCCTTCCTACTGATACTATCCTGATATGCCAGGAGCGCGTCACGTATGTGGAACAGGCTGAGCCTGAGGACGACTCTGTGGGCTCAGTGAGAGAGTCTGTGCCAGACCTTCCTCAGGGAGCTCGTCAGACAGCTCTCATGTATGCAGATGTCATCGGGTATAGCGAAGCGAATACAAAAGAGGGGAGAACAACCTATAGACTCTGGCTCAAGCCCACGGAAGGTATCACTGCGGGATGCCGATTTGATATCGCTAACCGCAAGCCGTTCCTGCTCAATCCTACAGAAACACGAATCAACACCTACCTGAAAGGTTAATCATAATGGCCAAGATTACAATTGATTTCTCCTCTGTCTCTGACGCTCCTAAGATCATGCCTGTACGCCAGCCTGAGGGTCTGTATGAGGCTGAAGTCGTCAGTCACGAGCTGACCAAGACAAAGAGCGATAATACTGACATGCTTCTGTATGTCATTAAGGCCGGCCGGGGAACTTACCCCTACTACGTCAAGCTCGTCCCCAACCAGTTGTGGAAGCTCCGTGAGCTGCTTGTCAGCTGTGGCATGGATGTTCCTAAGAAGAGCATCCAGCTTGACCCTGCCAAGCTCGTGGGTAAGAAGCTCAATGTCTACCTGGCTCCCTCTGAGTATCAGGGTAAAGAGAAGTCTGAGATCGAGTCCACCAGTAAGTTTGAGCCTATCAGTCGTCCTGGTGTGTCTCAGGCTGAGACAGAGGATCAGGATGATGTCGTCGAGGATTACGACTTCGACGAGATTATGTGATGCCTTCTGAGGCTGATTTCTCAAGAAAGCTTCAGAAAACACTTAGAGCTAGAGGCTGGTGGGTTGTTAAATACCATGCCAGTCAATACACGCCTAAGGGTATTCCTGACCTGATCTGCTGCTACAAAGGTCAATTCATTGGGCTGGAGTTGAAGAGGGATTCCAAGGCGGGCCTGTCTCAATGGCAGGCCCGTGTTGGGCAAGAGATACAGGATAACCAAGGCCTGTTTTATAAAGTGTATCCAGAGAATATGATGAGTGTGTTAGAGGATGTCGAAAGTCGATTGGGAGAAACGCCGTAAGGGCTTTTTCAAGGCTATTTACGGCGATATGTCAGGTTATTTCTTCATCTGTGGCATTAAATGGCCGGGTCAAAAATTCAATAGCGGTAAAGCGTTTAAGACCAGTCAGATTGATCAGGCCGAACATTATATTCAGGATATGACGTATGCTGGGTATGATGTCTATTTCACACCAGGAGTATTCAGGACTCCATCTAGGACAGAGTCAGAACTGATTCCAAGGCCTGTTATCTGGTCTGACGTGGACAATGGAGATGTATCTAGGACACAACCCACGATACTATGGTCCTCATCTACAGGTAGGCACCAGGCTATTTGGATACTGGACACTGACTACAATATCTATCCTGATAGGCAGGGGCTGTCTCGCGCAGTAAGCCTGCTCTGTGGGTGCGATATGGGGGGTTGGGATTCTACTCAGCTTCTTCGCGTACCCGGGGTACATGGCCACAAACACGATGAGCTCGTGGGAGAGACATTTCAAGTCAATCCAAAGACTCATCCGGGTGTCGTAGCAGCTGGCGCACTTAAGACTCAGGGCAAAGTACATCAAACTACTCTAGGTAGGCTACGTCAATCTGAGGCCACGGGTGACAGGTCTGAGGCGTTGTACTCTATCCTCTGTGACATGGTTGAGTCGGGTCTTGACCATGACACCATTACAGGTCTGGTGAGGCACACCCCATGGAATAAGTGGGGTTCAGACCTTGACAGGCTGTCAAATGATATTAATAGGGCTATGGCTAGGGCTCAGCACAAGGCTAATGAACCTAGTGTGGCTGTAGATGTATCAGAGACTATTGATGAGGAGCCTCAAGCACCTGTCTTCTCTCTCAAGAGTCTGACGGATTTTGCTAGGGTACCTAAACCAAAGTGGCTGATCGAGGGGATCGTTGAGGAAGGGTCATGCGGGTTTATTGCAGCCCCTCCGAAGCACTACAAGTCTTGGGTCATGCTGGATATGGCTGTCAGTGTGGCCTCAGGGCATAGATTCCTTGGGGATCGCAGGGTGTCACAGAATCCCACCCTGGTGGTGGAAGCTGAGGATAGTTTTTATCGTCTCGGACAGCGCCTAGGTCTAGTTATTGACGAGAGGGCTCCTACTAGCCATCCTCAGGGTTATCTGACTCCAGACCTTAAATGGTATGGGCCTGCTAGTATCCCTATGTCAGTAGCTATGCATCCTACTGAGGGTTTCGGGGAGAGATTCTTCACAGAGCTGCTTGATATAGTTGAATCCAACCGCATAAAACTCTGTACTTTTGACACACTTTCCATGCTGTCTAGCGGGTCACTGAGTGACAGTCAGGAGATGTATCGTGATGTACTAAAGCCACTCAAGGCGATAGCTCAGTCCACGGGATGCGCGATGATGATCGTCCACCACACAAGGAAGGCTCAGGTTGGAGGCATAAACTCCGGTGGTGCGGCTCTAGCCGGCTCAGTAGCCCTACATGCTTGGTCCGATAATAGCCTGTACTTCCGACGGGAGGGTGATAACATCCTAATTGACGTGGAAACCAAGTCAGCAGCGCCTGAGACACTGGTGCTGTCTAACCTGACCACGCCAGGCGTGTGGTCCCCAGAAGTCAGGGATTATGAAGCCCCTGATCAACTAATAACTATTAACTAAGGAGAATACTATGCCGGAGACTGACGTACACGACATTGAAGATGAGGTTGGTATCCCTCGACAGACGGTTATCGAGCCATGGCAGCCAACCCTACCTGGCATGGAGGATTAAGGGTACGTAATCGAACAGAGTGACAATAAGTGAGATAGTGCGCAGTCTAGACTGCGCACTTTTTCTCTCTCAGACTAGTAGGTAGTAAGGTTAAGGACATGAACGGAAAACGAACCCAAGCAGAAATCTACAACGAGCTCTCGGACGTCATCAATGACGCTAAGAGTGCCCCCGCACGAGGACTTCGGATTCAGGCGGACCCATACATGTGGCAGTACAATCCTGAGTCGCAGATCTTCAGGGCTGAGTATCCCGGGCTTCTTGTGGCTGTTTACAACCGGACGGTGGCGGTGTTTGGGAATACTCTAAACCAAGTTATTCGAGTTATTGATGGACTCGATGATGAACTCAATCATGTCAAGTACGCAACACTCTCTGTTGAGGAATTCGCTAGGGAGAACAAGCTCAGCGTGGATGCTGTAGCAGAAGCTCTTCGGCATCTCGGGTATATAGATGATATCTATACTACTGTGGACACCTTCCGTGTCTGGCCTGAGGACGATGATGAAATCCACTACGTCATTGAAAAACTTATGGGTAAGAAATGATCTATCAAGATGTTGTTGAGCTTAATGAGCTCGTAACTAAAGTAGTCAATGACTATCTAGATCGACTGGATTACGTTGATGAGGTAGTCATCACTCCGGAATCTTGGAGTGAGTGCACCGAAAAGTACTCTAGATTCTATGTTGATTTCACTGATCAAGGTCTTGATGGCGTCAGCATTGATGTACGAGGTTCTGTATTGCGTATATGGGATGAAGTACGCTGCCTGGGACATGTGTATGTACGTGGGCTAAGAGAGATGCTGGAGTACATCCAAGACCACACGCTCACAGTCTCCGAGCTTACCTACGACCTTAGTCACGAAGGGGATTATTGCTCTACGAGAGATGCCGTACGTATAGTGACCAAACTCAGTGGGGACATGACCTACCCCCAAGACAAACTTATATGGTATGTTGATATGCCAAAATACATCGAAGAATGGAAGAATAATGGAGACATTTAAGCTATTCCTGTTCGTAGCAGCCTTTCTGGTCGGTGTGACGCTCACACTGTTGGGTATGAATGCTGCTAGAAGCTTCAGGCAGGCTATTGCGGCCTTGCTTTGCACCCCAGTCATCACACTCTTCACTGGATCACTGCTCTACGATGAGCCCGATCTGTGGGTTGCACTATTCGTCGGAATCGTTTTTTACATCATCTGCTACGTCACTGATAAAGAAAGGGACTGATCATGTCTGATCCAATCTTGAAAGCTATCTCTTCTACATCTGGGGGTATCCTGGTCGATTTCTGGGCAGACTGGTGCGCGCCATGCAAGAAACTCAGTAAAGATCTCCATGAGGTATCCTCAGATCACCCAGAGGTCACCGTCTTCACTGTGAACATCAACGAGAACCCCCGTGTGGCCGCGCACTTCGGTGTCATGTCTGTTCCTGCATTGGTGGCCATCCGTGATGGTGAGCTGCTGGCTGTGCATGGTGCGGTGAGCAAGAGGAGGCTGGCCGAGATATTTGAAGAACTCAGTTGAGATTTAAAGTGAGCAGTTGCAACTGCTCACTTTTTCTCTTTCCAGACGTAACATAGTAAGGTTAAGGACATGAACGAAAATATTTTCACCGAGTACTTCAACGTCCTCAGGTTCAAGGCTGATATGATTGATTCCCCTAGTCAGCAATTGAATCGGGCAATGATCGTAGCCTTCATGGCACACGTACAACATCTTCTGACATTGAATGGGTTCGGTAATCGCCGACTTCAGTTCAAAGACCTCCGAGATGTTGACGGTGAAATCTTCTTCCGCATCCCAGACACTGACCTAGATGTCCTTGTGGACCACGTCAATAATGAACTGTCTATCTGGGAAGTAGACCGCCGTATTGGAGATACTTTGACAACGGGACTGGTGAAGGAATTCTGGGACTGGCTGGAACACCGAACCATGTCTGTATCTGATTTTAAAACTATCCTAGGAGACACCAAGGACTATAAAATTATCAATAAGGCTGTTCAACTCTTCTATGGTACAGATGATCCTGCGCACAGCATGATCTGGCTAGATAGTTGGGATCCACTCCTAGACATCATCAATGATCTGGAGAGCAAGCAGAACTGAAGACAAGAAGAGCCCCGGGGAGTTACCTCGGGGCTCTTTCTATTTAGCGATCTCCGCCAGCAGTGAAGTCGGCATTGCCGATGCTAGTAAGGAATGACGCCAGCCCAGCAGCAGCGGCCACAGACAGAGCGCCTTTCCAGTCAACATCGATGATGCCGACGCCGGTAACACCGACGACCGCCACCAGAGACTGAGAAACAGTCTTGATTGCTCGCTCGGAAGCGCCCTTCCAGAACGCGGCAGTCCACAGCATATTAACCTCCTCTTGTAGGGTTATCAGTTACGAGCCTCAAGCTCAGTGAGCCGACGCTCAATCGCATCCAGGCGAGCCCCATGACGGAGCCCAGCATTGTATGCCTCCTGGATAGCGACATCCACAGTGGGGCCTGACGCCCCCAGCTTGCTCTTAAGCACGCGCTGAGGCACGGCCTCCAGCACAGCCTCACGGCTGTAGGCCGCCCGCTCAATAGCAGTAGCCACAGTCAGCCCGCTACCTCCGATAGGGGTGCGAAGCAGCTCATCAACAGTCATGTCATCATCCTCCGTAATAGATCCACCAGGGTTAGTCAGTTTTGCATGTGTGGGCCACTCTACGCCACTCTCGAATAGAACGTGAATGTGGTCATAGTGGTTGGCTGAGATGCCACCGTGGTCAGGGTACCGTCCCCAACCTCCTCTGTACTTAGAATATCCGATGATCTGCCCGTACCAGATTATGCCCCGGACACCTAGAGCTAGGGAGTTGGTCCACAACCACGCTGCAAGACGATCACCCTGAACCTTCCTGTCTCCAGTAGCTCGGATGCCAGTATTCTCAGAGATGATCAGATCAACAGCACGACCAGTAGCGTGCTCAGTGCCTCCAGTGCTGGACTTACCTTGACCGACCCACATGTCGGGCCAGTACCTGTTCATATCCAGACGAATATGCCTGATAATCTTTTCGACGTTCCCATTGACGTCTCCAAGCAATCTGAAAGGGTCACTCATATAGCCTCCTTAAGGTTTGAGTAGCATTGTGCGACCGTTAGACGTAAATCCTGAGCTTAGTGGACCCCAGAAGCCTTTAGGTTCAGCGTCAGGGTGAGGATCAAGTCCTGGAACGCGGAGGAGCTTGAGCTTAATGGCAGCATCCCAATGTAGGTCGAAGTTGCCGGCTTCCTTACGCCTGTCCCACCAGATTGGGTTAAACCCTCCCTGAACGACAAAGTGGACCTTCATGTTATATGGGGCATACTCGGTCTCTAGGTGCCTGACGAGCTCGCCGTCTACGTACCAATCCAAGTATGTAGGCTGGACATCGATCTTGTACCTATGTGGCTTTGACGTATCTACATGGATGTCCATCGGAGCGTGCTCAGCATGACCATACTTGCGATGCTTCCAATGCAAGTTGGTCATCCACGGGTTGCCCGGACGTCCTGCATGTCCCTCGATGATGTTGACCTCACCGTCCGGCCACCATTCGTCCTTCTCAGGCCACAGCTGCACGACATACTCAAGGTCATCACCAGCAGGACAGGTCATATCGAACTCCCATATCCCACGGCCTTCCACTTCATAGGTGGAAGCCATGCTGGGACAGAGGAGGCTTAGGTCCAAGGCCGCCCTATCTTCGAGACCTGCTTTCTTAGCCTCAGTGAAAGCAGCTCTGTCGAAAGAGAACCAGAGCTTGAACTCACCAGTAGAATCAAGCTGTGTCATGTAAGGTTGGTACCTGCCAATTGTGTTGAAGCCCGGCTTTTGCAGGCTCCAACCTCCATAGGTGCGGTACTGGTTAGCTCTGTGGATGCTCAATGTCTCTCAGCCTTTCGGAATGATCCTCAAGCCTGTCATGAACCTGTTGTTCATGTTTAGTAGCTCTGACCGAAAGCTCAAGGAGTGTATTATGTGTACGTTGAAACTCAGAATCATGTCTCTTAACAGACTCTTTGATGTCAGAGACATCATCACGAAGGTTTCGAAACTCGGACCCAAGCTCCCTGAGCATGCTTTCGGACCTATCCATGGAGTCCCTAGCAGAGCTCCCATGGTTATTCCTGAACTGCTCTTCGATACGCGCAACCGAGTCGCGAGTACGCCTAGACTCTGCTCTAGACTGCCTGATTTCATCGACGACCTTGGCTACACCAGCGACTGCCGTAACAAGCGCAGCAAGCCCTGCTAGGGCTCCTCCCAGTAATTCCCAAGGCATTATCATTACCTCATATAAATAGCGACAACGTTAACCATGGCAGAACCTCCCGTGACCACACTCCCGTGATTGGTGATGGCCTCAGTACTGATATCCAATGCCCGGGGGAGACTCTGCCTAAAAAAGGGCCAAGTCATGCCCATAGGCAACGCCTCTGATCCAAGGAACGAGAGGAAGTTAGGACTATACTCACCACCACATTTAATACGACCATAAGTATAGGGTGATCCTGCATTAACATTATACTTCGGATTGATATATCCGCCAGCCAGAAAGATAGCACGTGTGGCCCAATCTGGAGGGATAGCAGAGATACTAGTAGCAGTAGCCCACGAGGTAGCCGGCTGCCATCCTGTAACCGTATTACCGTAGCTCTCGATACTAATCTGGTTCTTCAGTGCGGAGGGACCAATAAGACCCTCAGCAATTGACAAGGTGCCATCAAAGATGGCGTTACCCTTCACGTGAAGAGTGCTACGACCATAGGTAGCCCCTTGACCTCCGATAGTAGCTGAGAGCTCGTCAATACGATTTTCCAGGAACTTAATCTTATCAATGAGTTCCCGATAACCCTGGTCCTCTGCCGGCCGGTTGACTGCGAATGGATCGAAGCCCATATCATACCCCCTGATCGAATTGAAGAATCGGTTTGACGGACGTGATCTGACCCGAAACTGGATTGGGATCGGACACCCAGCCCACAACACGAGGGGTTCCTGAGTACTGCACCTCTGGTGAGGTCGGGTTCACTAGCTCCAGGAACACATAGTCGCCCAAGTCGAAGTCAACACCTGGTTTGTATATGTCTAGGTTGAGCTCCATATCCATCGAAATGGTACCGAGTCTCTGAGAATCAGCTGTCTGGTTAAGATAACTATCGAGGATAGTCGAGTTAACTGAGCCCGTGTCAGGCTGCCACCTACGTTCCAGCTGAATCCAATCATAAGTAAGCAGAGTGTGCTCTTTACGTGTCAGCTCAACACGATGGTCAGCCTCACGGGTGGACACGACGGTGAACATCGTTGCACCCTTACCGTCAGAGCAATCCTGAGTGATAGTCCAGTTACTGAAATTGATCTGTAGATGGGGGTCCCGTTTACCCAACTTGGGTGCAATACGGATTACAGGGCGCAGCTTACCTGACTCAATCTCCCAGTGGGTGCTGAACTCGGCACCATGGCGGGTATTCATGAGGTTCTGGAGACCTTTAAGGTAAGTCATATCCTGATCGGCAAGATAAGTTCGATCCCCACGGTCGTTAGAGTCCACAACCTCCAGGCGGCCATTGAACTGTTGCGCCAGCTGTGTTAAGCCTATGCCCTTGGCAATGTCTGTATAACGAGCGTTCTTGAACTCCGCCTTGTTGATGTAGTTCCTAGCTAGCCAACCCTCAGCAGGCTGTAGGGTAACCTCAACATGAGTGCCTGATCCATAAGACCTCTTTTCTACCCATCCGGCCCAGAATACATACTCTGGTCCAACTTGAGGCATAGTAGCGGCAAGAACAGCACGCATAGGCTGAGTGATATCCCGCCAGTTTGACGGACAGCGGGGATCATGGAGCGGAATCTTGACAGTGACACTATCCCCACGACCAATAATAGAGCTGATGCTAGACGAGACCTCTAGCCCAGGTACTTCCCCGAGAAAGTCTCCCCGGCATGTGTACGCCACCCATTGCATAGGCTCGTCTAGCATCAGTCAATCCTCACTCTTGATGTGCAAACCAGTAATATTCACAGCCATCACCATTCTTTGTAAGAATGGTAAACCCAGTATTTCCGACCCCGTAAACCCTAGGAGGATCCCACGTGTGTGCTCCAGCAGATGAAGCCACCGTGGCGACCACATTGGGCGGGGCAGTAAACCGGTTAGCCGGGAACCGTATAAAGGCAGTCTGAGTCCCGCCGCCACTCATAAGGTATTTACCGCTAGCGATACGTGGAAGCTGTGGGAACGCTGGTACGACGACATCGTCTCGCCACCCACCGTTATGGTAAATTTTAACAAGTCCAGTGTCTTCCTCATAAATCCTCTGACCTGCTTGAAGATAATTAGTTACAGGTCGAGAAATAGAGGTACACCTGATTGTTCCTCCAGCTGCGCAAGTCCAAATACGTGCATCGCTAGTAGAAATACCTCCAGTCGGAGGTACGATCACGTAGGCTATAGGAAGAGTACCCATAGGAGTGATCGGAGGATTCTGGAAAGGATTAGCCTCACCCTGTACATATGTGATCTCAGCGTCGCGACGGCTGGACCCGTCAACGTCAGCATCATAAACTTTAAGTACGATTAAATCCCTACGAGTATACGAGCTGTGTCTACCGGGAACCTGAACACTGGTGTTCGAGTTATTGGCGATACGGTAAGACCCGTTGGCGTTGTTATTGGGGGTGACAATAGCCACGCCCTCACCGACATAGACATAGTTACCAGCCGTCCAAACATTGAACCCTGAGACCACACCCGCACGAGCGGCCAGAGGGTGGGCATCATGCACCATAGTAGAGCCAATATCGAGCCTACGCCACTGCGCAGTGCTAATAGGGATATTATTGCCAGACGGAAGCACTGGATCAAGAGCCATCTCATACTCCAAACGTAGGTCGGATATCTATTACCATTTTAGCATTGACATTGATGTCACCCTCACACCTAAACGATATCTGGGCAGCTCCAGCATCTAGTGTGGGCCACTCTCGGATAACAGGGCTGATTAGCGTCCCGCTGTTTAGTCGGGAGGTACGTGACCGGGGATCAACTATAAGTTCATCGCCGGTCAATAACTTGTAGTCCCACTTTAGCCTTTGAATCTTACCCTTTTGATTCACTATCACAAGAGGTCTATCAACAGGACCATGGATAGTGAACCTAATACGAGCAGAAGACTCTAGGTAAATGTTTAAATCCCCAGTATTACCTGACTCATTCCACTTAACTGGCCATTTAATGGGCCAGGTTAGACCCCCGGTAATATTCGGAAGCCTAAGTGTGTGCTGAATGAGTCCTTCCTCTGAGAGACCACCATCACCAGTCTGACCACCAGACCACCACACGGGGTCGGGTGCGATCACAGTAGTAGACCACGTGAAACATGTCCCGACTGAATTATACTTAATGTCCAGAGCAGAGTCACGAGCGATGTATATCGTCCTAGGCCCATTCGGGAATCGAACAGTTAGCGGTACCGGATTAATATCAGCAGTAGCTGTAAGAATAGCTGACTTGGACTCAACATCAGCCATGTTAGTTCCGATATACGTACCAGAGAGCGTTCCACTTAGTGCCCCTCTGTATGCCCGAGTACGCCACACACCGTCGGCCTGGGTCA